CCCATTGAGATTGGTCATGATTGCCATGGCCCATGCCCTCCGGTTAACGACCCAAAAGCAGGTCACAACGCCAAAAAGGCCCGAGCGGCTTTGCCGCTCGGTCTTTGTCTTACGCGAACCCGGTCATGACCCACGGCGCACCCTTGCGGGTGCGGCGCAGGATGACTTTGTCGCCCACATCGCCGGAACAGAATGTGTTGACCCACTGGGCCACACCGCAAGATGTGGACACCATTACGTGCCCCACGCCGGTGATGGATGCGTCCATCAGCGAATTGCCACAGTCGACGTACCCGTCGACTGTGTCGGCGAGGTAGGCGTGAAGAGTGGCGACTTTGGTGGTTTTCTTTGACTTGCTCATATCTGGTGCTCCTTAGTTGATAGCTGCCACACCATTGCGGCACAACGCCAATAAGGCCCGAGCGGCTTTGCCGCTCGGTTCCCACCCCAAGGGGAGATATGCGTTTTACGCATAACTCAGCGCGTGTTATGCGAGCTCGATGTGCTCGATCGCCTCCGCTTCCACTTGCTTCACCACTGCGCGTGACCCGCACACCGTGCGCTGCCACGTTGTGCCATCGCTCTTGGTGAAGTACGAAACCTTGCTTTCGGGTTTCGCAGCAACCACGGGCTTCACGCCGCGTGTGTTGAGCTGCGCTTCGAGGTCTGCGATCTTTGCCTTCTGGGCGCGGTACACCTCGCGGGCGACTGAGAGCCGCGCCTCGAGTGCTGCGATCTTGGTTTCGAGTGATGCGATAGTTGTGCGTGCCATGGTGATGCTCCTGAGTTAATAGCAACGAAGTGTTGCTGCACAACGCCAAAAAGGTACCGAGCAGCTGTGCTGCTCGGTGCTGTTCCCCATGCCCCATGCTCTTGGGGTTGAGCACAAAGCCCCAGAGGGGCTTTGTGATCGAGCTCAAGCTCAAGCCTTCGCGGTCTTGAGCTTGCGCTGGGGCGCAGCTACTGCGGGAGCAGTAGCTGTGAGCGCAGCGCGGCGTTCGCGCAGCTCTGCCGCCTTGGCGGCGTAGCCCTCTTGGGCACCGAGTGCCAGTTGTGTCGATGCGAGCGCAGTGCCCTGCACTGCGTACGCAGCGCCCTTACCAATGATCGAACCGGTTGTGTAGAGAATGGACATGACTGTTTCCTTGAGAGTTGAGAGCAAGACGCTCAAACAACGAACAAAGACCGAGCAGCTTGCTGCTCGGTTTGGGACCCCTATTACCCACACTCTGCGAATCCGAAGTGGGGTGGCTTCGTGCAGAGGTGTGGAGGGGAGACTCAGACCGCCGTCACTCCAAAAAATTTCTATAAAAATTTTTCACCCAGAACCACGCTCTCATTTGCATAGCACTCTAACTTCGATCTAAAATCGAAGCCCATGACCAATGAGACCAAGCCCAAGCTCAAAACACCCCGACGCAAGCCCGACCACATTGCGAAGCTGCGCGAGTCCGCACTCTCGACTGCGCACGAGGCCACCGCCGCCCTCGTCTCCGAGGACAAGGAACTCACGCCCCAGCAGAACCTGTTCGTCAAGTACTGGGCGGAAGGCGACACGGTCGGTAACGCCCTGGTCCGTGCGGGCTACGCCGCAGACTCCAGCTACGGCTACCGCATGACCAAGATGCCGAACATCTTGAGAGCGAAGGCCGAGTACCACCGCCTCTACGTCGAGGTGTCCACCAAGTCCAAAAGAGACGTGATGGAGATGCTCCAGGAGGCGTTTGACATGGCCAAACTCATGGCCGAACCCGCCACCATGGTCTCAGCGGCCAGGGAAATCGGGAAAATGTGCGGGTATTACGAGCCTGTCAAGGTCGATGTGGCTGTGAACCTCACCGGAGCCCTCAAACTGGAGCAGATGAGTGACGCCGAGCTCTACAAAATGATCGAATCGGCCATAGACAATGAGCAGTCAAGCTAATCTCGCCCGCGCCAAGGCCGAAGCCGCCCAGCGGGTGCTGGCCAGACGCCGTCTGATGCCCTTCGTGAAGCGGTTCAACCCGAAATACAAGGATGGGTGGGTCCACAACGACATCTGCCGCCGTCTGGAGCGGTTCAGCAGGGAAGTCGCCGAGGGAAAAAGCCCTCGTTTGATGATCCTGATGCCTCCCCGGCACGGTAAGTCCGAGCTGGCGTCCAGAAACTTCCCCGCGTGGCACCTTGGGCAGTACCCAGACCACGAATTCATCTCGTGCTCGTACAACTTGTCCCTGGCGATGGACTTCAGCCGGAAGGTGAAGGGCATCATCTCCGACCCCTTGTACGAAAACGTGTTCCAGACACGCCTGGACCCGAACAATCAGTCCACAGAGTCGTGGGGCGTGGCCGAACACCGTGGCGGCTACGTCGCGGCGGGTATCGGAGGTCCTATCACGGGTAAAGGCGCCCACTGCCTCGTGATTGACGACCCGGTCAAGAACGCGGAAGAGGCGGACTCGGCCGACACCAGGGAGAAGATTTGGGAGTGGTACCTGTCCACCGCCTACTCTCGGCTGGCCCCGGGCGGCGGGGTGCTGATCATCCAGACGTGGTGGCACGACGATGACCTGGCCGGGCGGCTCCAGAGCCTGATGCGGACGGGCCACGACGACGTGTACATCGACCAGTTCGAGGTGATCAAGTACCCGGCGATCGCGGAAGAGAACGAGTACCTGAACCACACCACGGACCTGATCGAGTACACGGTCCCGCCGGCGAACGACCCCTACACCCAGCTCCGGGAGAAGGGTGAGGCGCTGCACTCGGACCGCTACGACATCGACAAGCTGCTGCGGATCAAGGCGCAGAACAAGGGCGGGCGCTGGTGGTCGGCCCTGTACCAGCAGAACCCGGTGCCTGACGATGGTGGGTACTTCCTGAAGGAGCAGTTCCGGCAGGCTCCGCCCCCACCGCTCAAGCGGTGCAACGTCTACATCGCGTGGGACTTTGCCATCAGCGAGAAGAAGCAGAACGACTACACGGTCGGGACCGTGCTCCTGCACGACAACGACGACACGATCCACGTGGTCGACCAGATGAGGTTCAAGAGCGGGGACGCATTCTTCATCGTGGACTCGATCCTGAATCTTGCTTCGAAATGGTATAGTTCGAGCCTGGTTGTGGGCTTCGAAGACGGGCAGATTTACCGTGCAATCGAAGCTCTACTGAAGAAACGCATGAGAGAGCGGAAGTTCTATCCGTCGACCCAGGTGCTGAAGCCGATCACGGACAAACTGGCGCGAGCCCGCGCCCTCCAAGGCCGGATGCAGCAGGGGATGGTGAGTTTTGCCAGTGGTGTTTCGTGGTTCGACTCTCTGCGCAGTGAGATGTTGAGGTTCCCGGCAGGGGCACACGATGACCAGGTGGACTCCCTCTCGTGGGCCACGCAGCTCGTCGTCGGACGCGAACCGCCACAGAAACCGAGGGAAACGACTATGAAATCCTGGCGCGACAAACTGAACACGAGCGGCGTCGGTTCGCACATGGTGGCCTGACATGCCCATCGACACACAGCTCGCGACGAAAATCTGGACTCGATACGCCTGGTGCCGTGACAACGGGCACCAGAGGTTCGTCGAGAAGGCGGACAAATGTGACCGGTTCTTCCGTGGTGACCAGTGGGACGCCGCCGACAAGGCGAAGCTGGCCGCTGTCAAGCGCCCGGCCATGACGATCAACAAGATCATGTCCACCGTGTCGAACGTGATGGGTGAGCAGATCAACAACCGGGCGGAGATCAGCTTCCGGCCCCGCTCCGGGTCCTCCCCGGAGACGGCCGAGGCCCTCACGAAGGTCTTCAAGCAGATCAGCGACAACAACCGCCTCGACTGGCTCCGCAGCGACATGTTCGCCGACGGGATCATCACCGGGCGAGGGTTCCTGGACATCCGGCTGGACAAGACGGACAGCATGCAGGGGGAGGTGAGGATCACCCGGCCCAACCCCAAGAACATCATCATCGACCCCGACGCGGACGAGTACGACCCAGACACCTGGGCCGACGTGTTCACGACGAAGTGGCTCACCGCCGACGACGTGGCGATCCTCTACAACGAGAAGGACGCCGAGTTCCTGCGCCACCGCGACCAGAGCTTCTTCCCGTACGGCTACGACAGCGTCCAGGCGTTCCGGGACCGCTTCGGCGACCGGTTCAACCCGATGTACTCGGGTGGTATGGACCACACGAACGTGATGCGGAACCTGCGCATCATCGAGCGCCAGTACCGGATGCTGGACCGCCAGAAGCACTTCGTGAGCATGGACGGAGACATGCGGCCAATCCCGGAGGACTGGGACCGCAACAAGATCGCGCTCTTCACCCAGCAGTTCGGGTTCAAGGTCACGACAGAGCTCGTGCGCCGCATCAAGTGGACCGTGATCTGTGACTCCGTCGTCCTGCACGACGAGTGGAGCCCGTACAAGCACTTCACGATCGTCCCGTACTTCCCCCACCTGCGCCACGGGCACACCCTGGGCCTCGTGGAGAACCTGCTCGACCCCCAGGAGGTCCTGAACAAGGTCACCTCCCAGGAGCTGCACGTCATCAACACGACGGCGAACAGCGGCTACAAGGTGAAGGCCGGTGCGCTGGCCAACATGACGATCGAGGAGCTGGAGCAGAAGGGCGCTCAGACCGGCCTCGTCATCGAGGTGAACGGCGACCCGGACAAGGACATCCAGAAGATCGCGCCGAACCAGGTGCCGCAGGGCCTGGACCGGGTGTCCTACAAGGCCGAGGAGAACATCAAGACGATCTCCGGCATCAGCGACTCCATGCAGGGCATGGACCGCGCCGACGTGGCCGCGAAGGCGATCCAGACGAAGCGCCAGGCTGGCAGCACGAACCTCGTGAAGCCGCTGGACAGCCTGACCCGCACCGACAGCATCATCGCCCGCAACGTGCTGGACCTGATCCAGGAGTTCTACACGGAAGAGCGCCTGATCACGATCACGAAGAACGCCATGACGGGCGAGACAGAGGACGTCGCCGTCAACCAGATGACCCCCGAGGGCACGATCGTCAACGACCTGACCCTGGGCGAGTATTCCGTCGTGGTCAGCTCGGTACCCATGCGCGAGACGATGGAGGACAGCCAGTTCGAGCAGGCGATGGCCCTGCGCGAGGCCGGAGTCCAGATTCCCGACGAGGTGCTGATCGACAGCAGCCGCCTGCAGCGGAAGTCCGAGATCATCAAGCTCATGAAGGGCGACCAGGACAGCCCAGAGGCTCAGGCCCAGGCCGAGCTGCAGCGCCGTGCTCAGGAGGCAGAGGTCTCCAGGGCCGAGGGCGAGGCCGCTGCGAAGCACGCCGACGCCGGCCTGAAGCAGGCGAAGACCCAGGAGACCGTGGTCAACACCCAGATCGCGGCCCAGGGCGAGCCCGACGACGGCTCTGGTCAGGCAAAGATGGCGGAGGCCCAGGTGAAGGCCCAGACGGCCGAGCACGAGGCCACGATCAAAGAACGAGAGTTCGAGCGGGACACCCGGCTGAAGATGATGGACCACCAGCTGAAGGAACGCTCCCAAGACATGGACTTTCAGCTCAAAGCTGAAGACATGGCCCAGAAGCGCGAACAGCAGCGCGTTCAGGCAGCACAACAGGCCGCAAAGGCCGCACAGCAACCACAGAAGCAAGGAGCTCCTAAATGATCCGCAACAAGTTCTTCCGACCCATGCGCCCGGCGGGCGACGACGGCACAGACATGGGGGGTACTGACGTGCTCGACCGTGGCGACAGCTGGACGCCCACGGACGACGACCTCAACCCTGATGACCCGGACGGCGAGCTGAAGCCTGACCCTGAAAAGACGAAGCCTGCGCCCAAGGCGAAGGAAGAGCCCGAGGACGACGAGCCCGAGGACGCAGACGATCAGGCGAAGGCCAAGAAGGACTCCCGCATCCCGCTGAACCGCCACAAAGAGATTCTGGCCAGGGAACGTGCCCAGCGCGAAGCCCTCGAAAAGCAGCTGGCCCAGTACCAGAACAGCCAGCGCGTCGAGCAGACGAACGAGGCCCTCACGAAGGCTGAGGACGACCTGATCAAGATGGAGCGCGAGTACAACACGTTCCTGGCCGACGGCGAGGTCGAGAAGGCCACCGCCCTGATGTCGAAGATTCGGCAGGCCGAACGCGCCATCGTCGAGCACAAGTCCGAGCTCCGCGCCAACGTGATTGCCTCCCGCGCCGTCGAGCAGGCCCGCTACGACATCGCTCTGGAGCGCATCGAAGAGGCGTACCCACAGCTGAACGACAAGTCGGACGAGTACGACGAGTCCATCGCCCGCGACGTGGTGGACCTGAAACAGGTGTACATGAACCGTGGCGACACGCCCACCGTCGCGCTGCAGATGGCCGTGAAGAAGCTGCTGGGCCAGGAGGACCGCACCCAGAAGCAGGCCACAGAGGTTGCTCCCCGGGTGAACGCGAAGGACGTGGCCGTCGAGCGCAAGAAAGCCGCCGTGGCGAAGACCCTCGACGCCCTGAAGCGCACGCCTCCGTCCACACGTGACGTGGGCATGGACAGCGACAAGGCCGGCCAGCTCACGCCGAAGGACATCATGTCTATGAGCCAGGACGACTTTGCCAAGTTGGGTGAAGAGCAGCTGGCGAAGATGCGGGGAGATGCGCTGTAACCCGGTACCGAACCCTCTGAGACAACTTCACTTCCCGGTTGTCTCCTTGCACGGTGCGAGTCCGTGTTTCGCCCAGGCCACGCAGGTGTCCTGGGCCTTTTTGTCTAAGCTCTAAATTCGAGTATCATTCGAGCATCGGTCAAGGCAAGGTCCCGACAGCACCTTCCAAACTTCGTTGGTCGAGACGAGACATCGGCAAAAGGGGCCGCAAGGCGCACATCTGATCTCTACTCTCTAAAGGAGATGCCACCATGGCATTGACCAACTTCGGTCTGTTGACCAACGAACAAAAGACCATCTGGTCTATGGACCTGTGGAAGCAGGCCCGCAACCAATCCTTCATCAACAAGTTCCTGGGCAAGGGCCCGAACAGCATGATTCAGCACATCACTGAGCTGAAGAAGTCCGAAAAGGGCGCTCGTGCTGTGATCACGTTGCTGGCTGACCTGACCGGTGACGGCGTTGCGGGTGACCGTACGCTGGAAGGCAACGAAGAAGCCATGCAGACCTTCGACCAGGTGATCCGCATCGACCAGCTGCGTCACGCGAACCGCCACGAAGGTAAGATGGCCGACCAGAAGTCTGTCGTCGAGTTCCGCGGCAACTCCAAGGACGTCCTGTCCTACTGGCTGGCCGACCGCATCGACCAGATGGCCTTCTTGACCGCCTCCGGCGTGTCGTACTCCAAGCGCAACAACGGTGCGAACCGCGTGGGCTCTGACCTGCCGTTCCTGGAGTTCGCCCAGGACGTGTCCGCCCCCACGAACGCTCGTCGCGTCCGCTGGAACGGCTCCACCAAGTCCATCGTTACCGGCACCGGTGGCGTCTCTGGCAACTTGACCACTGCTGACACCCCCATGTGGGAACTGTTCGTGCAGCTCAAGGCGTATGCCAAGGAGCGTTACATGCGCGGTGTGGGCGGCGAGGGCGGCGAGGAAACATTCCACGCCTTCCTTACACCCCAGGCGATGGCCAAGCTGAAGCTGGATAACACCTACATGTTGAACCTGCGTCACAGCCAACAGCGTGACAAGAACGACAACCTGTTCACCGGCTCCAGCGTCAAGATCGACGGCATCTACCTGCACGAGTTCCGCCACGTCTACAACACCGTAGGCGCAGCGACCGGCTCGAAGTGGGGCGGCTCCGGCGATGTGGACGGTTGCCAGATTCTGTTCTGCGGTGCGCAAGCACTGGGTATGGCCGACATCGGCGCACCCGAGTGGAACGAGAAGGGCTTCGACTACGACAACCAGCAGGGTATCTCGGTGGGCAAGATTTTGGGCTTCCTGAAGCCCAAGTTCGGCAACATCTACGAGAACGGCGCGGTTGAAGACTTCGGCGTGATCAGCGCCTACGTCGCACAGTGATGGCCAGGGGCTTCGGCCCCGCCCCTCAACTCTGACCAACAAGGAATCGCATCATGGCCAAATTGAACGCCTCTCGTACTGCACAGTACCCCCTCGTGTCCGAATTCGTCTTCAGCTTCAACGACTGGGTGACCGACAGCGTCGACCTCGTTCGGAAGACCTTCGGCTCCTCCGTCGCCCTGGCTGACCCTGCCAGCGCCGTCCCGGGCTTGACCGCCCCCGCCGGCCTGGTGTTCGACGCCATCAACCTGCCCCAAGGCGCAACGATCGTCGGTGGCGAAGTCATCGTCGAGACCGCCTTCGCAGGCATCGGCGCTGGCGCTACCCTGAGCCTGGGTATCGCTGGCAGCACCACTGCTCTGGTCAACGCCATGGACCTGGACGCCGCTACCGCCGGTAGCCGTACAGCCTTGACGCTGACTGCACCTCTGGTGGCCAACGCCGGTACCAACCTGCGCCTGACCACTGCCGGTCTGACCGCCGCAGGTGCCACGGCCGGCAAGGTGCGCATCCGCGTGATGTTCACCGTCGACGGGCGTGCGATGGAAACATACCCTATCTGAGGGTAACCGACTGAGAGGGGCTTCGGCCCCTTTCTCATAAATACCAAGGAGCTGTGAAATGAAGTTCGTATTCAACCGCGCACGCACCGTCTCATCGAAGTACGGCCACACCATCTTCTTCGAGAAGGGTACCCCCACCCATGTGCCTCCCGAGATGTACCAGGAAGTCCTGGCCGTCGGCGGCACGCCCGAAGAAGACATTGACCTGGACCCTCCGAAGCCTGAAGGCGTGGAAGAGCCGACGGACCCTGTGGCCCGCCGCGCCGCCCTGTTCACTGCATTCGAGGCCCTGTCACTGCGCGGCAAGCGCGAAGACTTCACAGCTGGTGGTCAACCCCACCCCAAGGCCCTGGCCAAAGAACTTGGCTGGCAGGTGTCGAACAAAGAACGCGACCTCATGTGGGTCGAGTTCAAAACCAAGACTGAAGAGTAATCGGGATGAACTCGACAGAACTCATTGACCTGTACCGCAAAGAGATGCGGGACACGGAGGAGCCGTACCTTATCGACGACGCCTCTCTGTACTCGTACCTCGACGACGCGCAGAAATGGTTCTGTCGGTTGACAGAGGGTATCGAAGACAGCCGCACACCTGAGATCACTCGGCTCGCGGTTGTCCCTTCGACTGAGTGGTACCCCACATCACGACTCATCTTGAAAGTCCGGGAGGCCCACCGTCTCGACAACGGTCTCCCCATCGGAATCATCAACGCGGAGAAGGCGTCCCAACTGGGCATCCTCTTCGACGGTAAGGAAGGCCAGATCAGGTACCTGGTGGCTGGCCTCGACAAGAACTACCTCCGGGCATGGCCCAAGCCGAACGAGACCGTGGACGTCGAGCTGCGCGTGTTCCGCTACCCGCTCAACCCGATCACCGACGCCGGCGATCAGGAGCTGGAGATCGACGAGCAGCACCACAGGCACTTGCTCATGTGGGTGAAGCACCTCGCCTACGACAACCACGACGTCGAGATGTTCGACAGGCGCAAGAGCGACGACTACAGGGCCAAATTCGAGGCGTACTGCTTCAAGGCCATGAAGGAACAGGAACGCGCCCGCCGGGCGACAGGGACGGTGATCTATGGCGGCGTTTAAGGTACCCCTCAAGATTGACCAGGGCGCTACGTTCCGCAAGTCGGCTACGTGGAAGGTCGGCCCTGCGCCCGGGACAGCCGTCGACCTGACCGGCTGCACGGCGCGGATGCACATCCGCTCTGATGTCAAGTCACCCCTCGTGCTGGCGACCCTCACGACTGCGAACGGCGGCATCACTCTTGGTGGTGTTGCTGGCACGGTCGAGATTTACATCAGCGACGAGGCCACGACTCTGTTCGCGTGGACCACCGGCGTGTATGACCTGGAGGTCGAGTTCGCCAACGGTGACGTGCGCCGTCTGATGTACGGCTCGGTCACTGTCTCCCCAGAGGTCACACGTGGCTAACAGTGTCCGCATCCACCTCGACCAGGAGCTGCTCGTCATTGACGGCGGCGAGTCCACGCTCGTCGTGGAGACGCCTGAGTACGAGCTGCTGGAGTCGGCGGAGCAGGGGCCTCCGGGCCCGCCTGGTGCCGATGGGGTGGCTGGTCCGCCCGGAGCGACCGGACCGCAGGGTCCAGCAGGCGGACCCGTCGGCCCGCAGGGTCCAGCAGGACCGCAGGGCGATCCGGGCCCAGCAGGTGCGCCGGGCGCGACGGGGCCACAGGGACCGAAGGGCGATACGGGCGACACAGGGCCGCAAGGTGCGCAGGGGCCGCAAGGCCCACAGGGCTTGAAGGGTGACACGGGCGACACAGGGCCGCAGGGTCCGCAGGGCCCACAAGGCATCCAGGGGCCGCAGGGCGTCGCCGGGCCACAGGGCCAGCAAGGTCTACAAGGCCCGCAGGGCCTAAAGGGTGACACCGGGGATGCCGGGCCACAGGGTCAGCAAGGCCCACAAGGTCTGAAGGGTGACGCCGGAGACACTGGTCCGCAAGGTGCCCAAGGTATCCAGGGTATCCAAGGTCCACAAGGCATCCAAGGTGAGACTGGCCCACAGGGCGTTGGACTGACGGTCTATACCACCGAGGTGAACCTCGGCAGCACGCCTCGTCGCTCCGGGCGATTCACGATCGCTGGCTCAGGACTCACCCCCGGCACGCCGGCGGTCATCAACAAGGCCGTCGGGCCCTACACGGGCAAGGGCACACGTGCCGACGAGGCGGAGATGGACGGTATTTCGGTCACTGCATCGGTGACATCAGCAACACAGATCACAGCCTATTGGCAATCGACAACCCCCGTGCGCGGGAACGTCAAATTCAATTACTTGATAGGAGCCTGACATGGCCGTATTGGAAGGTGGCATATCCGCCGCACTCGCAGATGTGGACAACGCAACGAATGCACTTCATGTGATGCCGAAGGGTGTCGGCACCGTGAAGTACGAGCACGACGAGTTCACGCTGGATTCGTTCGAGCGCCTGCGTACGTCGGATGCCCGCATCGCGTTCGAGTACACCTTTGGTGCGTTCGCGCCTAACTCAGCTACGACGATCTGGGAATCGACGGCAGTCGCATCAGGCACGATCGCTCTGACGACCAACCTGTACGGCACGGAACTCAACACCCTCGTCGGCACCGGTACGGGCTACTGGATTCAGGCATACAACCACGTGCGTTACGCCCCGGGCATCAGCACGCTGCTGCG